GTATAAATCCCGATATTGATAGAAAATTCACCACCCACACACACACTCACACACACAAATGGATTACCTCAAAAATCACCTTGATGTCAATGGTACGATTGACACACTTAAGAACGGCCTTGTATATATCAGGTCTGTACTACACCTTGACATAGCTAGTGTCGTTAAACAAGCTACTAAACCTGCCTCCGCAGATGAAAAGAGAGACTGTATGTTGGACCCCGACAGTTTCAAGAAGAGTCAAGAAATCAAAGATGCCGTGTACGCCACACTTGGGGAAAATTACAAAGATAGAAGACAAACCAAAGTAATATCACAAGGAACTGTATATGGTAGGGAATCAAAGGTTAGGCTTGACTTTTCCATGCATTCCCATTATGGTATGAACCCACACTATCTTAATGATGTCGGTGTACCTAATCCGGCTGCTATATCAAAGAGGTTGAGAGAGATTGTTACTTCTACTGAGTTAAAGGAGCAAAGATTAAACAATTTTATTAATGCTACAGTTGTCTCAGATTTCTATGATAATGCTACTAGTTTATTATATGTATTGCTCCAAAAAATACAAATTTCCAAGATTTTTGAAAAAATGAAGGTGTACAATCATACTTATACATTAGTCGCTGACGAAGTGGGTGCTATATGTGTAGATAATGAAGATACTAGTTTTGTGAACTTGGTTAACTACATTCGTATGAATATGTTCCGTATGGGTGTAAGCGACAATGATAAGCATATCTACACTATATTGGAATCAATGAAAAGGTGGTTACGAGCTTTGCCCGCAGCCCAGATTCCTGGCAACCCGGGACAGATGGTTCCTAACCCAGCTTATCACGAACAAAGATTTCAATTTGAGGTACAATATTGGCAGATGTATGATTATGATGATGGTCATAGCCAATCCGGTGTCACATTTGGTAATGTAGTTGGTATGTTACATAATAGATTCAAAGTGCCTTCCGAATGGCATCATAGTGCTTCTTATGATTTGGGTAAGTTAGCAGTTCATGATATGGATATGCCAGTTAGTGAAGAAGCTATCAACAATTTTGGAAAGGCTCGGTATTATGTAAATTGCAGTGGTATGACAATGAAAGAAGTGGCTATACTAGGTATAGCTATGGATGGCAATAAAAGATCAACTCCTTTCTTGGTTGACCAAGATGTTGATTTCAGACATAATGAAGAAGATAAGATTTATGCTCTGAGACCTAGATCTCAAGATTTAGCTGTTCCAGAATTCGTTTTCACAACTAAAGACTTAAAGAGTACATTGACAAAACTTGTTGTAACTCACAAATGGTATGAAGAGCTGAAAGCTGCTGCAGTTGCGATGAAATATTGGCTGGTCCAACCGGCTACTGAAACAGTTGAATCTCACTGGTGGTTACAAGTTGAGAGGACTCTGAGCTTGCCTAAACTTGGCCTGAGGAGAGCAGTCTTGCCTATGCTACTAGAAGGTGATGGGGCACAACTATCCCGTGAGGCGATAGTTATGGCAAAAGATTTAGTTAGTGATAATGACTCATTATTTTATGAGTCAATGCTGGCTAATACCACTTGGTACTGGGGTGAGTATTTAAACCAGTTTAACTCCACTACTGTTACAGGTTTCCTACATAAATATGATAACGACTATTTTGATACGCTAAGACCATGTGAACGGGCTGATGCACTCAGCTCAGCCGTGCTCGGTATCGGCGTACCCAGACCTACTTTCTCTATGATGGGCACTTATTTCTCTCAAGGTCTAAAAGCTCATTATCATGATGTTGTGAAATTTGGTAATATAGACATAGCTCACCTTGCTGAGTATGGTTATACCGTCAACCATACAAACTTGTATACTAACACGCTTGTACCGCCTAGCTGTGTTGGGTTGATTACCGGTCTTGGAGGTAGTTTGCTCAATGGTACGCCGCATCACAGTATTTTCAAAATAAGGCCAACTGTTGAACGCAAAATACGAGGTAAAATTGAGACAGCATACAATTATTACGACTTATGGGCTTACGGGGTAGTGCAGCGATGGCAAGGCTACGATGTACATTATAAACATCCTCTACAGGGTGGTAAGCATCGAATGTACGCACCCAACGATGTATCTATCGCTATGCCACCTGTTACACCCGCTACTCTTCAAGAAGTTTTGCCTTACATTGTGCTACAAGACACGGAAAGATCTCATTGCTTTGGTTCTTCAATCGAATGGCTACGCAATTTCGAAACATTCTTTTCCTGGCGACGTACTCAGGTTTCTCCTCTACGTGAACCTGAATACAATTCGTTGCCTGCTTCTTCAAACCCAACATCTTATCTAAGTGCCGATAGGATTCTTATGACTACTAAGATGCCTAAAGCTTATAATTGTCTATTATACTCGACATATAATGCAGATGACTCGGT